CCTACAGGGTAGGTGTCCATCCTTTCGGACGCGACACCACGGGACTTCTCAAAGGAGCGCATGGCTCCAAGCCCCAGCATGCCTAGCAATACGGGCATCATAGTTGAAAGGTCGAGGACCGGGAGGGTTTCTACGGGGAACGCAACGCCACCGTATTGAAACCACACCCATGCCCCGAACTGTAATAGAGGGTAGAAGACGAAGTTGTAGGCGAAGGCCACGCCGCATGCCCAGCCAATGAACGGACGCCAGCCAGCGACGAACAGGGACTTATGGGAAGCCTCGTTCGCGTTCACCTTGAGTTGGGCCAAGGCACCTGACTGGTGTAACTGCATCAGCCTGAGTTTGGCAGCAGCGCGTTCCTCATCGGATGTGAAGAGGTCGTCGATGAGACCCGTGAGGGCCCCAAAAACGCTCCCAACATCGACGGTCAGGGGGGATATCATTACCCTACGACCACTTCACTGTGGACTTTGCCATCCGATCCATCACCGCTGCAGTGTACGCGCGGCCCTCAGCCGTTGGCTTCCCGTAACGGGGATCGCGCATGGCTGCGGTCACTTCACCTGCGTTCTGGAAGCGGTCAGACCCGTCCTGTGCAGGGGTGCTTCCGCCAACAAGCGCAGGCTCGGAGCCTTCTGCAGCCTTGAACCGGGCATACATATTCTCGACCATCATCTTGGTCAGAGGATCGCCGGGACGGTCCATAGCAGCATCGAAGGCATCGGCCTGTTCCTGCGTTACGTTACCCTGTCCTGCCCAGTTGATCATCGCGGAGAAGTTATCCTTGCCTTCCACGATGCTGAACAAGCCGTTCACCTGCTGCTGGCCCAGCGCATGCAGGCCCTCGGCGTAGCTGGTGATGATCGACTCAGGAATACCAGTGGACTTCAGGGCCTCGATGGTCTCAGCGGAGAAGTTCCCTGTGGTGGCAACCTCAGTGCCAAGTGCGTTCAGGTCGAGGGTATCCCAATCGAAACTCTTGGGTACCTCCTGCTCACCCTCTGAGGCAACCTCGGGAGCAACCTCAGGGGCAACCTCGGGAGCAGGCGCAGCGACTGCAATTAACAGGGCCTCAAGATCAACTTCACCCTTCTCCGCGTTCCAGTATGCCTCGGGCACGTTATCCGGGCGCTCGGCTGTGGTTGGCGGGTCAGTGTCGTTGGGGCCTACAGTCGCTGCGCCGGGGTCCACCTCTGCGGCCTCCGGGGGAGTACCCGCTGACCGGGCCTTGGCGATCATTGCCTGATCATGCTCGGAGAGGTTGGATGCAGGGGCACCGCCGGTCTCAGCCGGGGCAGCGTTGGTGTCACCAATGGTGGGGATGGCGTTCGTCTGGGGTTCAGTAGTCAAAGCCAGTCTCCTTAGCGAATGGTTACGCGGACGCGGGTTGTGCCGGGCGCACCGACAGTGCGGATAACGTCCAGCGAAGCATCTGGATCAACCTTGCGGGGCTTCTTGTCCCCTGCTTTGGCATACCGGTGTGCCGAGTCGTTGCCTGCCACAGGGGTGTCTTCGGTCTTCTGATCTTCGCTCATGCGGGGGTTCCTTGTTGGTTCTGTTGTGCCTGCAGCATCTTCATAGCGTCTGGCCCAAGCTGTTGGACCACCTGCGCCTGCTGATCCTGCTGCGCCTGTGCTTCCAACTCTTCCTTGGACTTCAGGGCCCCATCAGGGTCGATGCGGAGGTTGCTGAAGATGCGCTGGATGATGGCGGATGGGTGGACATATTGGGCCACAGCCTCGGGCCCGAACATGGACGCGATCAGTTGTGCGGCCTGTGTCAGGTTCTGGAGGTCATGCTCCCGGCTCAGTGCATCGAGCCCCGTGACCAGTGTGGTCTTGACGTCCGCTTCCTTGAGGCGTGGGATCGTACCAGACTTACGCATGCGGTGGAGCAGAGACATGATCAGGGGGCGCTGCATCTCGATAGCGAGTGTGGCGTAGATACCCCCGAGGGCATCGTTGAGTTCGTTGATCATGTACCTGATCTCACCCAGCGTGACTCGCTCGCCCTGCCGTTGGACAGCCGAGTGCAGTAGGAAGGTCTTGCCCAACCGCGCTTCGAGCCGGTCAGCCCAGCGTTCAGCGACCGAGAGGTCCACCTGCTTGTCCAGCTTCCACGAGCCGATATCCTCTTCGCGCCCCTTGATTACGTCGCCGTTCTTGGCGCGGACGAGGTCTCGAATGTTCGTCATGGAGCCTGGTCGGACAAGTGTCACAACACGGGTGCCGAGGGCAACAGCCTCCTTGATCCCCTTCGAGATGATGTCGAGTGCCACGATATCCCCGAGGTGGTCCTCCACCATAGAGCGCCCGTAGTGCTCGCCCTCGATAGCCATCCACCGGACAGGCAACCACGGGCATCGGTCCTTAGGATATGAACCTTCGGTACCCTCGACGATCACGCCCTCACACTCCTGATACACCTTGTACTGCTCTGCCTTGAGGTGGATGTGTGTGTACAGCTTGACCTGTTTGCGGGTGCCAGGCTTCTCAGGCTGCTGTGAGAGCTTGGCCTCAATCATGGCCCGTGTGTCCTCAGGTAGTGTCTCGAGGTCTACCATCTCCTGCACCACGCTCTCGACGTGGTTACCTGCATGGTCGCGGCGGGTCACATAGTTGTTGAGGTTGAACCCCCGCAGCTTGTTGTCCGGCTGCGAGTGGAGCATGTAGTTGCCACCCACGATCAGGTTCCGGTTGCAGGCGTGGAGTACAGGACGCCATCCCGCCGCCTCCATCTCATCGGTGGCCTCAATCTCGATCAGACCAAGGATACCCTGCACCTGCGCCAGTGCATCGGGATCACCCTGCGTCAGTTCCATCTCGATCCGCTTGGGGACCTTCTGTTTGAAGATGGGCACACCAGCGGGAAACAGTCCGATCACCAGCTTCGAGGACAGCACGTTGACTGCGTCCGACGCGAAGTTCTGGTTGGGGGACCGGAGCGTATCATGCCCGTTGTGCCCCTCAGGGGGGAACAGGGTGGGCAGCGTGTATTCAGCGTTGTCGCGAGCGCGGCGCAGGAACGGCTCACGATCCTTGCAGAGTTCCTTGTAGGTGACTGCAGCGCGGGGTGTGGTGTGTTCCATCGGGAGGCTCTCCTTAGATGCGGGCGATGTTCAGGCCCGTCTTCGGTGCCCCTGTGGTGTTCGTGCGGGGGATGCGGAGGGGGTTCTTCCCAGTGGGACTGGACGCTTTGGAGCGGCCCATGTTGATCCGGGGGACAAGTGGGGCATCGCGGCGTGGGGCCGGGGCCGATGCGGGTGTAGGTGTAGCTGGCATGCTGCCGCCCATAGACATGGCTGGCTCCTTCAACTGATGGGGTGGCTGGCTGCGTTCATCTCTTCGAGCAGGCGCAGAACACGCTCAACACCCTGCAGTGCGTGGAACTGGTCCGGGGCGAGCAGGCCGTTGTTTGCGGGGGGGATGTTGCCGGGGAAGACTTCGCGCATGTACGCGATCAGTTCGTCGCTGACCTCAGGTACCAAGCTCTGACGCTCGTCAGGCTGGGAGGAAGGGGCGTCGTCCAGGAAATCGGGCATGAATAATTCCTTCTCTGTGGGGAAGCGAAAAGGGCCACCCGAAGGTGACCCTAAACGAACCCAGACAGAAGCACTGTGTGTGCTATAGGGGGCGAAAAATGTCTGGAGGCTACAGAGTGGGTTTGTCCCGAAGCTGATTGATACGCATCTCCGCGTAGCGCCGCACCTTCTCAAGGTCCAACACCTCACTCTCGACTGCATCTCGACCATCGTACAGCTTGTGCCCAGCGCGGCACACATACTTCACGATGTTGCCAACATGGAACGGGAGGTCGTTCCGCATGATGAACTCGACAGGTTCGATGGTGAACCGGGTGTAGTGGCGGGGCCGAACTACAAGCTCTTGTTCTGGGCCAGTATCGTTGGCATCCATAGGCGGGGCTCCTTCTTGTTGAAATCATAATCAGATGCACGGAGGATGCGGGCCACGCGGGCCTGCTGGAGGGCGTAGGCTTCCGTGTACCCAGCCTTGGCGAAGAGAGAGACGATGCCTGACCACACATCCTCTGTCGGCATCTTGACCCACCGAATGTCCACCTCCCCCTTGCGCTTCCCGGACTTGAGGATGCGCTCTTCAGGGGTGAGGATGTAGGGGTCGTCGAGGAATGCACTCGCAACCTGCGGTCCCACTCCCGGACACCCTGTGTATCCATCGGTCGTATCCCCCATGAGGGTCTGGTACAGGTGGAACCGGTCAGCCTCTGCTTGGGTCACCTCGAGGATGCCGTCCTGAGGCTTCCCGTTATTGAAGTGGAAGCCGGGAATGGTGTGGAGGTCCTTGTCGATTGTGACGCATATCTTCTCACCCGTGACCACCTTGTCGGTCGTCATAAGGATGCCGAGGATATCATCACCCTCAAGTCCGGGCCTCTCCCACACCTCGTAGTTGTCGCGGAGATACTGCCGCACGAAGCCGAGTAGCATAGGCTTACGAACAGCCTTCCGGTTTCCCTTGTATGTGGGGAGCACGGAGACCCGCCAGTTGGTGGCGTCCGTCAGGGCGATGATGATCCTATCCGCGCCACCAAGCTGCGTCTCCACGGTAGCATGGAGGGCATCTTCAAGGGATCGCTCGGCATCACCGGGGTCAGCATGGAGGGTCCAGAGGGCACCGTCGTCGGTATCATCCTCCCCCCAGTTGGTGGCCCGTTCGACACTGGCGGCGGCACGGTAAGCGTACACATCACCATCAATCAGGATTGTGCGATCAGTCATGATTTCATCCACTCCTTCTTGACCCACTTCTTGTAGAACGCAGCGACCTGCGTAAGCTCCTGGACGGTTGCGTTGTTCTTGATGCGGTTTGCTCTGTTGGAGATGACCAGCACATTACCCGGCACATACCCCATCTCGGGGATCACGCGGTCGAGCGAGGGGGAGAAGTCTGTTGCTCTACCCTGCCCGAACTCCAACACGCACCCCAGTACGGGACACCTCGCGGGGAGCAGGATATCCCCGAGGGTGATAGTGAAGGGGATGCCCTTTATGGTTGAACGAGCCTTGGCGGCAGAGAACATACGTTGGAGGGGGTTAGTGGGTTTCCGACCAGTTCTGTGCGTTGCCTTCGATACCTTCACAGTCTGCTCCAAGCTCACACTTGAAGTTGAAGTATTCTCCGGTTTCGCGGGCAGCGATGGGTGACAGTCTCTCGATGACACGAGCTACCTCCTTGTTCTTGCAAATGATTTGAAGCTCGTCGTGGACCCACGCAACGATTGCGTAATCTCCATCCCAGCCATGCACAAAGCCCTCATCGCGCAGGGCCTTGTCGAGTTCGATGATCCACCGCTTGCATGCCAATGCGCCCGCAGACTGCAGCAGCGTGTTGAGGGAAGCGAACGCCTTGCGTACAGAGACGAGGCGGCGGTCGAGCCCAAAGATGAACCCTGTCCTCTTCGCCTTCGCCTGCACCTTGTCGATCAGGGTCTTGAGCGCGGGGAAGCCAGCGAGGAAGTTGGCCTTGAGGCGCTTACCCAACGCCTTCATCATCGCCTCAGTGACCTGTCGCTTCCCACTGAAGAAGGCCGTGCGGATCGAGTTACCAAGCCCGAGGGCCTCTTCTCGGAGCGCGGCTTCATACAGGATGCGGCCAATCTTGAGGTCACCGGCCCCATAGAGGAACCCGTAGATGAACGTCTTGGCCGAGTTACGGAACAACTCGTGGATCGGGTTCTCTGATCCATCCGGGTTCTTTCGCTCGGTACCCTCAGGGACGAGGCCGAGGGCAATGACGTTGGCCCAGTGGATATCACCTTGCAGGATCAGTTGACCGTAGAGCCCTCCGTCCCATGCAGCCATGAAGTGTGCGAGGCAGCGCAACTCGAGGCCACTCTTGTCTGTCCCCACCATGATCGCATCAGGCCAGCGGCGCTTGACCGCCTCAGTGATGCCGAACAGGGAGCGGCACTCCTTCCCATAGAGAGCCTTGTTACCGGGTACCTGACCGACGTTGGGGTAGCTGTGGGTGGCTCGTCCTGTCACGGCGTTGTTCGTGTTGATCGACCCGTAGATGAAACCATCGCGGCATACCTTGAGCCACGCCTGGTTCCCCTCAGCCAACTGTCCGATCCTCTTCTGGAGTAGGAAGTATTCCGTAAGCTGCTTCGCCTCGGGCCAGTCGATCCCCGCGAGGACCTCTTCGTCCACCTTTGGTTTCCCTGCGGGGGTGAACTCCTTGGGCTTCCAGCCATACCGGACCTTGAGGCAGTGGGCGATGTGATCACGGGAGGCGGGGTTGAAGAAGACCAGCTTGAGCTTCGTCCAGGGCTCCCCCTTCACACGGTCCTGCTGGTCAGGGTCTTTGTATCTGACGGTGCGTGAGGGGTTCACGAGGCCTCCATCCTCGTACCAGAAGCCGAAGGTTTCCTTGAGTCCTGCCTCCAGTTCGTTACGCCGCTGTGCCAGTCTGGCGTACAGCGAACCTCCCCCTGCCTCATCGAAGGGGAACCCGTTGCGCTCGATCTGCGCACACAGGAGTGCTGTCCTGTGCTCAAGCTCGATGGCCATGGGTGGGTAGTTCTTGGCTGTACAGGTATCGTAGAGACGCTTGGTCACCTCAACATCCTGAACACAATAGTCCTGCATCTCGACAGACCAGTTGGCCCAGACGAGGCGGTTTATCTCGTCCATCTTTAGGGGCTTCTCCCCCCGCGCCTTGAAACCCTCCTTGATTTCTTCGGCCTTGTCCTTGGAGTAGTCCCCCTTCCAGCACCCGAGGCGGTAGCCCCAAGCCTCCAGCCCGTGGGACCCAATGAGTTTGCCGGGTAGCTTGCGCTTCTTGACGCGCCCGAAGTCACTGTCTTTGATATCCGACCAGATGAGGCGCGTGAGGACAAGGGTGTCCACAAGGTCAGCCGATGGGGTGAACCACGGGTACACCTTGTGCAGCGCCGGTACATCGAACTTGATGATGTTGTGGCCAATCAGTTCGTCTGCCTCCATCATCATCTTGAGGCCCTCTTCCACGGAGGTGTAGTGCAGGCTCACGTCCCCATCCAGCGTCCACTTCACGGCGGGCTGGTCGCAGCATGAGGTCACCTTACCTGTGTCCCTATCCATCAGGACGAGGGAATGCACCTTAGTAAGCTCGTCGAGCAGGCCATTGGTTTCGATATCAAAAATGTATGAGCGCATGGTGGGTCCTCTCTCTGGAGTGACTGGAGGGGTATCCTCAGGCGTGGGTTGTGGTGACCCGTTCGATGCAGAGGATGTTCTTGGCAGGGTACTTCATCTCGTGGAGCAGAAGCCGCAGCGAGAGGGTGGTGATGCCCCCTTGGTAGTGCTTGAAGATGACACCCTCGGCGCGGGGGTGGTTCCATGTGGGTTCGAAGCCGCGCACTGTCATCACCTTGGGCAGGCACTGCGCTATGGCGGCGTCGTAGGCCGAGTTCATATGCGAGAGAGTGGCGCGGGGGTTGGACGCGCTGGAGTGCGCCGCGCCCCTCTCAGTTGTCATGGTGTGAGCGGGCACCCACGAGGGCCGATCTGCCAGCACGGCATACATCACAATGAAGATGAGGAAGAGCTCCAGAACCCTCATGCCCCTGCCCCCGGTGCGCGAAACTGGTCCGGGAACTCCGCGACAAGGTCATCGCTCCAATCGCTTCCCGCGATCCACACGGGTATCGCCGGGTACGCCTCGTGGAGCACGGAGAATGCCACCTCTTGGGGGTTGATGGGGTCAGGCTCTAGGTCCTCTTCGAACCGCTCCTGGCGGAAGTCTGTGGGAGCATGCCCCCAGAAGCTCAGGATCATCCGCGGCTCTGGGACTTCGATTACATAGCCCCGCCGCATGTAACCGAGAAGGCGCTGGCTATCGAAGCTCATGATCGGAGTACCAGCAGGCATTTCATACTGTGTCATGTTGGAACCTTTCCGGTTGCGGAGGGATTAAGTCAAAAGGGGATATGATCGTCCGAGGCGAACTCATCTTTGAACCCGTGGTCCTCAAGGGCCTCTTTAGGAACCTCGACCAGCCGTCCGGTTCCCCTGTCGTAGCGGAGGAAGAACGTCTGCCCCGTGGCGTTGCCCGTGTACCTGTCCTTGAGGATGCGGAAGGTGGTCGTGGTGCGGGTGAGGGGGTCCTCAGCCTGCTGATCCCGCTCGAGACCAAACATGAAGTAGGACCAGAAGCCAATCGAACGGGAGCCCTTGAAGTGGCGGATGGAAACGCGACCGCCCTCTTCGTGGGGTGTGCCGTCAGGGGTGGCAAGGTGGCTCACGAAGATGATCATGCAGCCAAGCTCTTTCGCCAAGCCCGCCATCTCTTTCATGATCTGCTCGAGGCTACCGCGCTCGTTGTCTGTATCTGCCATCGCCGTGAGGTGGTCGAGGTAGATGATCTTGTGGCCCAAGCTCAGGACCATATAGCGTATCTGTGTGGACACGGTGTCCCACTCAGTGTGCCCGAAGTTGTCGTAGAGGTGGAGCTTCCCGCGCACCTTCTCGATACCCTCACGGAGTTCTTCCTCGGTCCACCCGTCGTCGGGTATGTGGAAGCGACGGTTCATGATCTTCCCGGCGAGGCGCTTCAACGTCTCGGCAGGCATCTGTTCCAGCATGATAACACCCACCGTCTGGTCGAGTGTGTCGATATCGTAGGCAATCTGCTCCATCAGCACGTCAGTCTTACCCACACCAGTGCCTGCACCGAGGCCGTAAATCTCCGAGTACCGCCGCCCGTAGGTAGCATTGGTCAGTGTCTCGTAGACCCAAGGCAGGCCCAGTTCGACAGGTCGCATGGCCTCTTCAGCCACGTCATTGACGGAGACGATACCATCCGGGGTCCACTGCTTCGCTTTCCAGACCTGATCAACAACCTCTCCTGAGGCACCCTTGAGTAGGCACTCATTGGCATCCTTGAAGGGTAGCTGGGCAACGCGAGCGGTCCCAAAGGGTAGGACCCGCACAGCTTCCTCGATGGCAGCGCGGCCCGCATCGTCCATGTCGAACATCAGGATAACCTGCTCGTATCCCGAGACGAACTCGAGAGACGCTGCGATATCCTTGGCGGCACCGGATGCACCGTTCTTGAGGGACACTACGGGCCACTTGTTGTTCTGCAACTGGGACACAGTCATGCAGTCAATCTCGCCCTCGGTGATCACCAGCTTCTTGCCGGTGCCCGACCAGAGCCACTCCCCGTAGAGGCCTACCTCCCGAGGTGACCCGCGCCACGGCATATCCTTGTCACGGGTGCGCAGCTTCTGGGCCACTGGTCTGCCAGTCTTGTCCCTGTAGGTGGCGACTTGGACAGGTTGTCCCTTCCACGAGCCGATGCCGTAGTCGAAGAACTTGCACGTCTCGAGGGAGATACCCCGCGCATTTAGGGGGAGCACCTCAAAGTCAATCAGTTCACTTGGGTTCTGCATGCGGTGCCCCTCCCTTGTTGGTTGTTCGTCGCTGTCTCCGGCCTCGTAATACTGACAGCCAAAGCAGTAGCCGTGGCCATCAGAGTATCGGGCCAGGTTGTCCCGTGAGCCGCACGATGGACACGGCTCTTTCCCGATGTGGACGGAGTTGTCATCATGTGGCATTGGTGGCCCCTCAGTCGTGGCTTGCGGGCATCATCCTGCCCTGTGGGTCCTTCTCAGCGATGTAGCGGGCATAGTTGCGGCCAGTGAGGGTCTGCCGTATCTCAGTCGTGATCGACCAGCCCTGCTTCTTCATGTCGAAGATGACACGGGGAAGCTGGGGCATGCGATAGAGGCCGGTTGCCTCCATCTGTGAAATCGTGAGACCTGAGTTGAAGTGGGCGGCGAGGGTCTGGGCGTGTGTCATGTGATCTTCTCATTTGTTGAGGGCGCAAAGGCGCATCAGGCCCCCGGCCACGATAGGCCGAGGGTTGTTTGTGGGGAGTTATGGGAGCGTATCGCGTACCCACGCACATACATCGAAGCTGGGGCATGTCGTCTTCGCACCGGGCACATCGCGATGGCCAATGACGGTGAGTACGTCCGGGTAGCGATCCTCAATGGCGAGGACCAGCCAACCTAGTGCTGACATCTGCGTGGATGTGAAGTTGTCCTCAGGACGGAGGTCGGCATCGACACCGCCGACCAAGCAGACGCCAACGGATGCTGCGTCCGTACCAGCACCGCTGTGAGCACCTATCATGTGCTCATCACGGCCCTTCTCCACGGTACCGTCGCGTCGGATTACCCAGTGATACCCAATGCGGAACATACCCCGCATGCGGTGCAGCCGATCAATCTCCCGCGCACCTATGTCCTGCGTGGGGACCGTCCCTGAGCAGTGGATGATGATGGCTGTGGTCTCAGGGCGCGATGCCATCAGGACCCCACCACCATCTGCCAGATAATCTCCAGCACGATGTAGGCGATAGGACCGCCGATGAACACGATGAAGAGGATAAGGAGGGTGACAAGGCGTATCCAAAGCTGGCCGAAGTCCTGCGCTTTGAAGAGGAAGTTCAGCATGAGATGATCCTCTCAAGAGCAGCACGAGACTGCTCGTTGGGGGGCTCGTTGAGCCACGTTTCGGGGGGAAGTTTGTCAGCCCAGGGGAACCCGTTCTTCTCTGCCCACATCGCATATGTGGTGGAGGATGGAGGCTTCTTTCCGATGGACTTCAGGTGGATGAAGAACTCCGCTCGGGTTGCATCGAGCAGCCTCGTGGGGATGGGTCCTGCGCCATGCCCACTCGCTCGCAGCCAGTCCCGATGCTCACTCACCTTCTGTGTCGTGATGAAGGTCTTGGCATTCGAGAACACCAGCCGGATATCAAGCTCGGGGTGGGTACTCTTGACCATGATCATCTTCTGCCGGTCGTCGGTATCGAACCGGCCCTTGGTCTCGATGATGATCCCACTGTCCAAGAAGAAGTCGGGCGTGTACTTCCGGGTCTTCACGGGGGGGACGTAGGGTAGAGCATGGGCCTCATACGAGAAGCCCACACCCATGCTCTTGAGGTAGTCGGTGACAACATCCTCCAGCCCCGAGCGGACCCCCTTTGCCAAGAGGGCCGCTTGATGGGACTTAGAAGTTCTCCGCACCGTCGTCCCCCTCTGGTGTTGGCTTGTCGAACTCATCGTCGTCGTCAGCGTCAGGGCCTTTCGGCGGCGAGGGGTCATACTCGTAACCCTCTTCCTCACCGAAGCCGTAGCTGTCCGCAGTGCCAGCGCCGCCGGACACGAGGGCGATGATCTGCACCGCATCGAGGTTGAGCTTGAGGCCGACACCACCGCTGCCCGAGATGAAGTACGGGGTTGGCTTGAAGCTGATCTTCCCCACGGTACCGCCCCAGATGGCTGGGATGGTCTTCATGAGGCGACCCTTGGCATCAAACACAGGGACACTGCGGGACCACTCCTTGCCCTTCTTCGGGCCGCTCTTGATGGTACCCCCCGCCTTGGTCTTGAACTTGAAGATGACGTCACCAGTCGGCTCTTCCGTCTCCTCGTCGTAGGTCTCGGTGTAGAGGTCGTTGACCTTCAGGCCCCCCTTACCATTCTCCTTCTCGAGGCGGCGGCGGCTGTCCACCTTCAGTTCCTTGAAGGCCTCATGAGCTTCCGCCAGTGCCTCGTCGAACAGCGGCTGGAGCTTCTTGATCATGAAGTCGAACTCCGGGCTGTCCTTCTTCAGGATCGCATTGACCTTGAAGCTCCCATCCGGGTCCGGGTGCTGCGTGGAACCGTAGTCCGGCTCGGTGATCTTCGGGTAGCTGAAGGTGACTCTGGGGGTGGTGATCTTCGGTGCATTGTAGCGGTATGCCATGCGAATATTCTCCGGTAGGGGATGTGCTGACCCACGCAAACGCGCAGCGGTCATGTGGATGGGTGGGTGCAGTTCAGTGGATCATGCCGAGACCAGCCGCGTGGTCCTCGATATCTTCAATCGTGATGCCCAGACGGTAGACCTCAAAGGCCACGTCCACGGACAGTGCGCAGGAGTTTGATGCGTAATCAGCGGCAGCGCGGTCGAGCAAGGCGGTTGCTTCAAGGTTCATCAGGGGTCCTTTCGGGGACGAAGCTTCGGTACTGCTATAAGGGGAAACAATAGGGGGAATGGTTCCCTCAGCGGATGCATTCAGGCAAAACAATAGTCACTGTCGAGGATCGCCTCGATATCCAGTGCGCCTGTAGTTGGTGGGGGCGGCAGTTTCGTGTGCCGCTTCGGGTCTACCTGCTCCTTCAGTTCCGCGATGAGACCCCCGATCACATCATTGTCTTGGTACATCTCCACGAACGCCTCGCGGATCAGCATGAAGAAGCGTCCCGTGTGCCCAGCGTGGACACCGAAGCTGTCATGGACGAGGGCGAAGGCATCCATACCCTCTGCTGCGGCGGTTGACACCACCATACGCAGATGACAAGCATCGAGAGAGTGGATGTAGTTTGGTGCGATGGCCTGTGCCTGTGCCCTCCTGTCCACCTTATCGCCCTCTTCGCTCAGGCTCACCTTGATCACAGAGCCTGCCATGAAGGTCTTCACCGTCCTGCTCTTTACTTCGCGGTAGCCCTGCAGAACCGGGAACCCATCAGGCACAGTCCAGCGCACGGGTAGGTCTTCAGCAGCAACAACCTTGGCCATAGCCTGCAGCCAGTCCATCGCCTCAGCCGCCTTGACCACCACCTGCCCGACTGCCTCGGCAATCAGGCGGGCCATGAACAACGATGCCTTGTACCCATCTCCTTCGAAGGGCCAGTGTGCCCCCTCGCTCAGATGCTTGCGGTATGCGGGGTAGAGGGTATCCGTTGAAACCTGGTCGCGGAACCCGAACTGTCGGGACCCGTAACCGAAGGTCATCGTCGGTCTCTTGCAGAGGGATCGGGTGATACCGAAGGAGAGCCATTGTGTTGCGTGGTCTCGGCAGGCCTCATCTGCTTGATCATCGGCAACGTAGGCTTCGCATGCCTCGCGGACCTTGTCAGCCACGAGCGTGTATATGTCAGCGGGCTGGTCGGTAGGCACGAGGTTGACAGCACGTCCCCCAATCTCGTCGCGGAATGCGATGGAGAAGTGCTGGATACCAGAGCAGCTACCATCAAGGGCTACTGGTAGGTGGGATAGGAACTCCGAAGGCACATTACCAGCAGCTTCCCACTCAGCCAGTGATGCCCACTCGAAGCAAGCTGCCAAGAACTGGAACGGGCTGTCTGCCTCGGACCACCAGCGGTTTGTGTATGGGTCGCGGGCGCATGCGAGGATCGCGTCGTGGTTGTCCAGCACCCACTGGATGCGGGTGGCGAGTGGCTGCTTGTCCATCTTATCGAAGGCACCTGTGTTGGCCAGTTGAACAGCCAACCACGTCCACCCATCACTCCCCAGGGGGACCCCCTCCGAGAACTGGAGCAGGGCCTTCATGTAGTCCGGGCCCTGTGGGTTGAAGCTGGGCACCGCATAGATGCGGCCCCGGAAGTCCATCTGATACGGGAAGTACAACTTATCGAACCGGCTGTATTTCTCGGCTGTCTGGACAGAGATGCGGAACTGTATCCGGCGACTGCGGTTCTCCCGGTTCAGTGCGTGAACCTTCGCGGCCTCCCCCCTCCACTGCTTCCGGGCGTCTTCGTTCGCGTCGATATCGAAGGGCCTGGGCGGCAGGTCCTCATCATGTCTGGGTGGAATGTTTCCCTCAGCGGAACCAATATCCCAAAGCTCGGACAGCACATCGAGGATGGCAGGGTTCACCGACCATGCCGTCTCCTGTGCCGCGTTCAGTGCCGCATAGGTGCGCGTCAGGTCTGTAATCCCAAGCTCATCGAGGTACCCCCTGTAGCGGGTCTTCACGACACGAAGCGGGCGCACGAACTGAGACAGGTACCCACCACCTTGTGGCTGCGTCCATGCTGCGGGCGGTACGATCATCGGCTCATACAGTGGAGCCATTAGGGATGCCGTATCGTTACGCTTCTCGATTTCCTCGAGGGTCTCCGGGGTGGGCACGAGGACCTTGCGGATGGCCTGAAGCTTACCCCGAACGCGGGTGGTGTGATCCTGCACGGTGTCCAGCGCGACCAAGTTTGTATGCGCAAGCACAAGGTCCAGCATCTTCGACCCAACCTGATGCTGGGCCCGGACACCCCATGATTCCCACTCCGGGGACATACGGTTTCCAATGACAGTGGCGACCTTGTGGGCCACACGATATGTGCCCTTCTTACCGACCTCCTTGCGCAGCCAGTGATACAGGCCCCGGTCAACATCACGGGCATCAGAGAAGCGTATCTCATCCTCAATCATCTGCCCGATCATGGTGGTGGTGCGGACGATAGGTGCGGCCTGTGTCAGTGCCGCTGTCACACAGCGCAGGGTGAGGTAGGCCAGTACATCGGGGTCAGCGTCCGCGATGTATCGAACGCTGGCATGCCGTCGCCCGGCCTTGCCGCTGGTGGCATCAGCAATGAACCCAGCGATTGCTGTGGACAGGGCGCTCAGGTGGGACTTGATCAGTGCGGAACCGTAGGCCGTCTCATTCTCGGTACCACCAGCGCGGTGGCTTTCAACCTTGTCACCATAACGGGTGATCCCAAGCTCGGTCATACCAGCCTCGAGGATCATCTGCTGGGCGTAGAGGTTCACGTCGGGTGTGAGTGCGCGTGTCGTCATGTGTCGCTGTCCTAACCTTAAGTAACCTTTGGGGGGACTGGGCTATAGGGGCACGAAACCCCCAAGCTTCTATAGTGGGAAACAATGTGTCTCAGTGGTGGGGAAGAGTTGCGCTGAGGGGACCATCTGATAGCTGGTAAAAGCCCAGCGATATCAACAGAACTTGTGCCAGATATGATACCTATCCTCTTGCGGATGGGTCAGGTCACAGGATGCGAGTAGTTTTTAAGTCCGCATACAGGGGCATAAGGTGCTGTTATCGCTGGGCTTTAGGTGTTCGCGGGTCACAGCCAGATTGACCTACGTCACAGGTCAAGTCACAGGTGTGACGTGGTGCCCGAGGCGGGACTCGAACCCGCACACCTATCGGCAGGGGTGTTTAAGACCCCAGCGTCTACCATTCCGCCACTCGGGCCACGCGGTACTCGTAGCACGACACATCACTGTTGTGCATGCCTTTCGTTGAGCGCGGCGACCGCGTCCGTGAAGGCATCAGGCCCGAGGTGGGCGTATCGCATGGTCGTCTCGATGGTCTTGTGCCCCATCCACTTCTGGACAGTCACGAGGTGGATACCTGCCTGTATCAGGCGCGAGCAGCAGGTGTGGCGGCAGGCATGGAACACCGCGTCCGTATCGACCTCGATGCCATACGCCGTGCGCCACTTGCGGAACATACGGGACACATGGGAGGGCGTCAGGTGGTCCTGAAAGACCACGCCCGAGGCCACCCTGCCCAGCGCCAGTGTATCCCACGCATGCCTCGCTCTGGACGTGAGGGGCACCGACCGGGGTGCGTCGGACTTGGACGCCCAGACGTGCAGCAGGTTGGTCTGAGGCACATAGTCCCGCACCTGTAGTGCCCGCAGTTCCCCCGCACGGAGGCCGGTGTCCATCGCGAGGGTCACGAGGTAGGCTAGCTCGGTCTCCCCCGTGGTGCGGAAGTAGGCGAGCATGTGCTCTTCTTCCTCCCTCGAGTAGTATCGCAGGCGTCCCGCATACTCCTTCCGCTTGGGGAGCAGGGGCTTTCGGGGAATGATCTGATCAGCCTCAGCCACGCCCAGCATCTTGCCGAGAGCAGCCATCTTCCGATTGATCGTGCCCGGTGCCGAGCCTCTATCAGACCACTCATCACAGACCCTGCTGATATCAGCACTGGTCAGGGTGCGAACGTCACACCTCTCCCCCAAGGTCTCGACCCATGCCTGCCCGTTGATGCGAGCAGTCCGCTCACCCTTGGTGCCCTGCCAGTAGAGACGGAAGGTGTGATCGAAGAGTGCCCCGAGGTTGCAGAGGTTGTTCTGCTGGTCGTCGATCCGGCCCCGCCTGGCGGATACGGATGGGGTTATTGTCTCCCCTCGGATCAGGGCAGCACGGAAGTCAGCCGCGACCGCCTCTGCCTCCGCCTTTGTGGGGAAAGATACGCGAGGTGCGCGCTCACCCTTGTATGTAACGTCCACCTGCCATGTGCTTCCGCGTTGTCGTACTGCCATTACATCACTCCACTATATCCAACAACTCACGCACCAACGCACGACCCTTCTGGGTCAGCGTCAGGACGCGGCGTCGTCGATCCATCGGGTCTGTATCGTTGACCACGAGGCCCAAGCCGGGGACCTTGTACTTCTTCTCTGCACTCAGCAGCGCCACGTTCCGTGATGCCGTTGAGATGGCAAAGCCGAAGCGTTCAGCGACATCCTGCACACTGCATCCGGCATTTTGCGCGACGTAGATGAACACTGCGTAGCTGTGGACCTGTGTCTCTCCTGATACCCGCGTGAGCGCGTCCAGGATACGAAGCACCGTCTTGGACTTTTTCGCCTCGTCTTTGGTCAACTGTACAGACATTTTCCCATTCCCGTTTAGGTCTTAGACAGGACAAGCTCCCATCGACCGGTGCTTAAGATAACATTCCCTTGCGTCACCTTCTCAAAGAAGGGGGTGTCTATGCAAGCGGAATGGTGCCGCAGCAGGAGGGCTTCACGCCCACAGATGCGGAGGTCCAGTATAATCATAGTAACTCTCTCTGTATGCACTTCTTGCGTCATTATAGTCAAACAGTACCAATGACTGTAGTAATCTCAGGTACTCACACTAACTCACCCCCCCTGCACACCGTGCAGGTCTCTCGCCGTAGGTCTAGTATGTTATTGTGCATAGGTGCTATGCGCCCATGCTATAGCCTTCTTCTCGGCCCTATCAGCCTTCTCGTAGTTCCTGCCATGATTGAACACCTCGTCCAGCAGCGGGAGCAGGTAAAAGGCTTTGTCTTCAGCATAATACATCCCTTCAGATACTGAACAGGGTGAACAGGAGGAAGACACTGAGCACGATGCCCAGCGAGGCGATCAGGTCCATGTTATCGGGCATCCACATCCCCCCAGATGGGGTCACCAGAGGCCGGGACTGTGGTGTCCGTGCCAGTGTCCGTGCCAGTGTCCTCTGCCAGTGATGCAAGGTCTTCCAGCATGGACTGCGGGAAGAGATGTGCAAGTTCGAAAGGTTTCATTTCAGGGTCACTCCACGATCACAAAGGGGACGAGCAAGCGGCGGGCAACATCACCCTTCGCATCTCGCTTAATGGTCAGTCGGTCGATATCTTCCTGCATGCCAAGCTGTTCAGCAGCCCGGAGAGCACGACAGGTGATCAACAGGTCGTCGATAGCGGCCAGTTGGGTGGTGTTGGGGGTTCTCATCGCCGTGCCCCCGTCAGGTCAGCCCCGTTCAGGTCAGCCCCGGTCAGGTCAGCCTCGGTCAGGTTCGCCCCGCGCAGGTCAGCCCCGTACAGGTCAGCCCCGGTCAGGTCAGCCCCGGTCAGGTCAGCCTCGGTCAGGTTCGCCCCGCGCAGGTCAGCCCCGTACAGGTCTGCCCCGGTCAGGTCAGCCTCGGTCAGGTCAGCCTCAGTCAGGTCAGCCCCGTTCAGGTCAGCCTTGACCAAGCTCGCGCCGCGAAGGTCAGCCTCGGTCAGGTTCGCCCCGCGCAGGTCCGCACCCGGTTCTATCTTATAGCCGTTGATCATCATCACTCAGTCCTTCCGTCAGATGTTGGCGATGAGCACCGCACGAGCGAACCCGCGTGGCGTCTCATTGCGGATGGTCTTGGTCTTGAAACTACTACCGCCCAGCTTCATGAACTGGCGCGAGCCCCGGATCGTGCGGCCACTCTTGGTCACCCTCTCGAGGACCTCAGGCTCGACCCTGATAGTATTGGGCATGACGAACCCGCCGCCCGCCCAGAGCCAAGTGTCCTTGGTGTAGGCATCACGGGGGGCGATGTAATCCGGCCATGTCGGGTGCGCATCATCCGCAGGTAAATACCCCCCGAAGTCACAGGGGTCGAACTTGTGGTCGGGCTTGCGCCACAGCGTCGAGAGGACAGAGCGCGGGTTCTCGATCACATACGGTGACCCCCACATCTTGGCCATATCCTCGACCTGTCGTGCCATAGCCACGGCTCGAACCTGAAATGTGGGATCAGCGGTCCACTTGGTAGCAAAGTGCTTGGCCCCGGATACCGCCAGATCGGTACAAGGCGGGAACCCGAAGACCATAGCGGGGGTCCGCTTGATGCCCACCATGCGCCGCGCAATGTCCCATCCGGTTCCATCAGGGGACAGGTCGGCAGGGACGTACCAAATACCCCCGCCGGCGCTTCCAACCGGCTCATATGTCTTCACCTTATGCGCAAGGTCAAAGCACATCGCCTCATAACCAAGCTCGGCCCACTCGCGAACCGCATTGCCTGAATAATCGAAGAACGACACAACTACATCGCTGTTCATCTCAGAGCCTCCATTCTTTACCACTGGAAATCGGGCGGGGACCTCTGCCCGTGGCGATCAGGCGGAACCCTTTGTTCAATGCGCTCGACGCCTGATAGTCCGCGAAGTCCTTGTATTTGCGAACCTTGTCCACGTCGTGACTTGAGGCCCAGCTTGCCACATGGCCAAGCCCCCCCGCGCGGTCATATTGCGCGTACCCGATGCGCTCCCCGTCCGAGTAATAAAAATACGATGCATCATCAGACCGTCCGAAGACGTCATAGCCAGCCGCCACGATGGGCGCATATATCTTGGCATCCATAGGTCATTTCCTCGCGTTCTAAACCGGCACCATCAGCCGTCATAGAGGCCCCTCGCGAGGCCCCTAAAAGAGCGGATCGTTTCCTTATGGGGATGCGTTACCGCATGACAAAGCCCGAAGTGTCGTTACGGGCATCACCCTTTGCCTTAAGGCCCACAATGCAGCCCGCAGGGTCCGCAGGTCGGTAGTCGTGGGCGTCACCATCCGTCACCTGCCAACCGCCCCATGGGTGAACCGCGAGACCAGTCCCGGAGGGTGCGACAAACCCAGGCAACCGGTGCTTGCGATCAAACACGATGGAAACATTTCCGCCAGCCCGCAGAACCGCCAAGACGTCCACGTCATTGTCCTCCGCCTTGCTAAATGTCAGGTGGTAATTGGCAGGCCATTTAGGGTCCGCGTTAGCAGCCTGCAGCGCCCGCTTGGTGATCTTGGTGTAATCGTAGAAGCTCAAGTCCGGGTGATGCTCCATTAGGGACCCTGCCCCGCCGTCGATCATGACTGGCACCCGCTCCCATGCAATGTCCGATGTTGCGTTAAGGCGAATGGCGCATTCCATGCCCGCCTTAGCAGCCTTGCGCCGCGCTGCTGCAATCTCGAATGCCAGCACCGCCATGAAGGCCTTACGCGCCCGAAAGTAACCTTGGACCTTGGCAATGCGGGATCGTGTCTTGCCTGCCATATATACAGGGTTGCCTGCGGTATGGAGACAAGCTGCCTTGCACCCTTCCGAAGCCTGAGCGCACACATTGAACCCCCCAAGGCTTGCCGGTGCCAGATGCATGGGGAAAGTCATGACCCCTATCAGCTTGCCGTTCTTGGCCACTTTTGGGTTACTCAGGGGGTCCGCAAGCAAGCCCGATATCTTGCCGTAACCATGCGCCTCTAGAACCTTATTCAAAGCCCGCAAGGCTGCCGCCTTTGTGGTGTATCCATTGATTAGCATCTTGTAGTCCCTCGCGTTCTAAGCCGGCACCATCAGCCGTCATAGGGACCCCCTTACGAGGTCCCTAAAAGAGCGGATCGTTTCCTTATGGGGAAGGGTCTAGGCGTACCTAAACGCATGGCAGCATGTCTGCAGGATGAACCCCGTGGCCACCATTTTGACCTCGACCTTGATACCGTCGCGGGTCAATTCCTTGTGGTGCCGGAATGCCCGGTCCGCTATCGATCCCCTACCTAATGTCTGGGCATAGGTCCGAAGTGTCGCGACGGTAATGCGCTTGGCGCGGAGCTTGCCAGTCATATTAATGATAGTATTACCTGTTGGCATTGTTTCGACCCTCCCTAGGTCATCATCAGCGGAGCGGATAAGCCCCGGACAATGAAAGAGTGGACGGCAACCCGTTCCTAAAGCACCGCGTTTCAACCCCTTCGAAGCTTGCCAAGCCCCTCGAGGGTTGCACCATCAGGCTCACCCATTAACTAACGACCCATCTCCTCACTTTAACCCCGCCTTCGTCCACCTTTTGAAGGGTGCGGCACCGGGCATGAACGGATATCTAGTCGCCAGTCCCCTAAGTTCTCTATCCCGTGGCCCCTAGGGCGGGCCGTGACCGGTGCGTCTCGCTGCATCCGGTGTCCCATTCTTATCGGCAGGGAATTTAATACGCAATAGGAAATATCGGAAGAAACGAAAAAAGATTGATCTGTGGGGCTAACCCGTTGAAACTACTGAATAAGTTTTTTGTTGGCGTTCTTGGTTTCACCCTTTCCAGCCCCTAAAACCGCCTCGGGAATGTTTTTAATGAGGGGTTTCTTTCCGCTTTCAAGCTGCGCGGGGAGGACGTTCAAGCTGCGCGGGGAGGACGTTCAAGCTGCGTGGGGAGGACGGTGGGTGGACTGAGGGTGGACTGAGGGTGGACGGTGGGTGGACTGAGGGTGGACTGAGGGTGGACTGAGGGTGGACTGAGGGTGGACCGTGGAAAATAGATCACCCCCTCACTTAGGCACGCTTGAATATTTCGGCCCACCTATGGCCCACCTACGCCCCACCCCTGGACCCCCTACAGCCCCACTAGCCG